GTTGAGGGTGGTACTACTGGTCTTGCTGAAGCTAGTAACTTACTATACTGCGACGACCTTGTTAAAGATGTTGAGCAAGCAAATAGTAAAGATAGACTTGACAAACTATATTATTCTTATACCGCAACTATAAAAGATAGAAAAGTAACAAGAAAATGTAAAGACGGGGTATATAGACCTTGCCCAGAACTTCACGTTAATACGCCGTGGAGTATTTATGACGTTACATCAAGAATTGTCAAGACTGAAATACAAAAAGGTAATAATGAGAGAACAAGAGTTATATCAATTCCTTGTTGGGATGAAAATCATGAAAGTAATTTCCTATATGATTGTGGAAAAGGCTTTGATGTAAAATATTATGAAGATATGCAACTTGCTGAAGACCCGGTAATCTTTAGTGCTAAATATTTAATGGACCCTATTGAAAGGGATGGTCATCCATTTGAAAAAGATGCCCTTACATATTTCACAGAATTACCAGAAGGCAATCCTGACAGAATTGTTGCTTATAATGACGTCGCACATGGTGGTGACGACTATATGTCAATGCCTGTGGCATATGTTTATGGACGAGACGTATATATTAACGATGTGTTGTTTATTCATAATTTTGACGGAGACTCTTATTCAAGACCTATGGTTTGTCAAACTTTGATGACAAATAATGTTGCTAAATGTGGTTTTGAAAAGAACAACGGTGGAGATTTTTATTCAACACTAATATCACAGGATTTGCGAAAGATTGGATATCGTTGCAACATCACAGCACATAATGCGTCAACAAAATCGTCAAAACTCGATAGAATATTATCTTGTTCTGAAGAAATTAAAGGTACGAGTACACTAGAAGGTACATTTAGATTATACTTTAAAGATCCAAAATTGATTAGAAACAATTCGCAATATATGTCGTTCTTACAAAATCTTTGGAGTTGGAGTCAAAAGGATGGTGCGATTCAAAAAAGACAACATGATGACGCGCCGGATAGTTTGGCAGGACTACTAATAAACGTTTTGGGAAAGCAAATGAGAGGCTCGTTCAGATTATATGACATAAGAGAGGCTGGTTACTAATGCTTGGTGAAGATACGTTGTTTCTTACACCAAATGGTTTTCTACCTCTAAAAGAATTGAAATTATATGATAAAGTGTTGACATCATTCGGTACGTTTGAACCGATTGTTGAACTCGGAGAGTGGCAAGACGTTACTCTCGATTATAATATTGTGCAAGCGAGTACGAATGAATTCTTCCTATGCGATAATAGTGTAATGTGGGTTGTTTATGATAAAAATAGGAAAAATCATGAAAACGTTGTATTTTCAGATGAGTTATGTGACAAAAAATGTGCTGCTGGTAATACAATGGATATAGCTCAATGCAAAAACGCGGTTTTATATAACCCTTATAATTATTGTGCTGTAGTTCCTATGTGTATTCACGAAGAATATATATTGTCAAATAGGGCGACAAGATTAGAGTGTTTCGCCGGATTAGTCGACTCCCCGATATGTGAAATAGGAACATTAAAAGGTACTTACGACTTTTATACAACTTATTATCCTTTGGAAAAAGGTATCGTGTCTTTGGCTAGAGCTTTAGGATATCAAGTTTGTTGTGATGTTATAGACAACGTAACACGTGTTACCGTTCACGTGTCCGATTATAAAGAGATTTCAACCAGAGATGAATATAAAAAATTAGACTGTTCTTCTAGATTTAAGAATATTATGGTGTATAAAAATGTAAAGAAAGTGTCTAAGTATGTAAATAAAACGTCTAGAAGAGTGTCAATAAATGGTGGAAACGCTGTAATAGGTTACAGTCTTTTGCCAATAATGTGTCAAGTTGATAAAAAATAAACAAACATTTGACATTTTTTTGCATTTGTGGTAAGATTATTTTGATAAATACAGACAGGTGGTGTGCCAGTGTGACTAATGATGCGCAAATAGTTGACAATAACTTTGATAAAAAATTCCCATTACATTATGGTCGTCAGAGGATAATTCTAGACTATAACGAAGTAACACCTGAAAATTTTAAAGAAGTATTTGACGAAGCGCTACCTTTCTTTTTATCGAATCAACGCGATTGTCAATATTTAATAAATGTATTTTTAGGCGACCAAGACATTTTACAACGTCCTGCGCCAAATACATCAAATATTAACAACAAAACGGTAGTCAATTATGCTTATCCAATTACTCGTGAAATCGTAGGGTATACATTCGGTAATCCATTTGAATTAGTTCAAAAAGATACTAATAAACAACCAGAAGTACAAAAATTGAGTGATGTTTGTGACTATGAGAACAATTATTCCGTTGACATAGAAACAGCAATGTACTCTTCTATTTGTGGTTTTGGTTATGAACTTACTTTACCGAGTTCCGAAATAGGAAAAGATAATACTCCTGAAGTACCATTGATTATCACATTTGTGGACCCTAGAAATGCGTTTGTAGTTCAAAGTACTGCGCCAGGACATCCACAAATAATGTCATGTATTGTAGTTACTGATTCACATCAAAATGTAATAAGATATATGGCGTTCACAGATAAATATAAGTTCACTTTTGAAAAAGATAGTGACACAATTCGTGTTGAGAACAATCCGATTGGTTTGGATCCGTTGACAATGGTTGAAAATTCATTATTATTAACTGGAGACTGGGAACAAGCGTTATCAGTAATGAATGCTTTGAATCAAATTACAAGTGATTCATTAAATGATATCGAAGGTACAATTAAAAGTTTACTTGTAATTCTTGGCTCTGAACTTGACGATAGTGATACAACCATTAGTGATATCAAGACAAAACGTCTATTATCATTAGCAAACGGTGGTCAATCAAGTGGTACACTAGACGCTAAATTCATATCTCCACAATTAGATAGTGCTGAAGTTAAAGAAATAAGAGATTTCTTAGACAAGGCTAGAAACATCATTACCGGTGTTCCTGATAGACAAAATGATTCATTAGGTGGAGATACTGGAACGGCTGTTATAAATAGAAACGGCTGGACTGATATTGAAATTGTTGCGAAGTTAAAAGAAATGTTCTTCAAAAAAGCTAAAAAGAAACAAGTTGCTGTGGCGTTAGCAATATTGAAGAAATTAGATTTAATTTCATCAGACTTAAATGTTGCTGATATTGATATATCATTAGGTAGAAATACACTTGATAATCTAAGTACTAAGGCGACGGCATTTGCTACATTAGTGGGAACTGGTGAATTAGCAACAATTGATGCGTTAGAGTTCTCTGGATTAACTAATAGAACGAATGAAGTAGTCGCCAGAGGGGAAGCCGCTAAAAAACAAAGAGAAGCGGAAGAAAACGAAGGTAATTCCAACGAAGAACCTGCGACAGCAGAATAAATCGTTGTCAATTATAAATTTCTCCAAACAGTAGGAGATTTAAACAATTGCTGTTTGTGTTCGACAGAGAAGTCGTTTAATCACCACAAAGAAAGGAATCGCAATGGATTTAAAAACATTACTTGGTGATTCATACCATGATGGTATGACCACTGACGAGATAAATACCGCGTTAAGTGGTATGAAACTCGCAAACTTATCTGACGGAAAATACGTAGATAAGAACAAATATGACGCTGACATCAAAGCTAAAGACGACGCTTTACAAAAGAAAGCGGCAGAATTAGCGGCTAAGATGACAGACGATGAGAAAGCTGCTGCTTCGGCTGCGGAAAAAGATGCCTTAATCGAATCTTTAAAGGCTCAATTATCACAAGAAAAGATAGGAAGTAGTAAATCTGCTGCTGAATCAATTATGGCTCAAAGTAAAACTATTTTGGGTATAAAAGATGATGATAGTGCTTACAACTCTTTCATATCAAGTATTACTGGTGAGAACGTTGAATCGACAAAAATTTTGGCAACATATATCAACAAATTGATAAATGATGGCTACGAGAAAGGTAAAAAAGACGCAACTAAAGATGGTCTTGGAGGTTTTTCTAAAGATATAAAAGTCGGTGGAAACCAAGAAGGCAAGAAAGCTGACAATATTGGTACACAATTGGCCAAAATGTCCGTTGGAAATAGCGCTAACTCAGATTATTATTTTAAAGAAAAATAAAGGAGAGGAGAAAAATCATGGCAAACATGGTAAAAACCGTAGGAACATACGGAACTAGAAAAACAATCTTAATTGGACAAGAGAGTTTCTATTTAGCTGTTCCTGTTAAAATTACAGGAAGTGCTAACGCTACTGTTAAAGCCGGCGAACCATTAGCTGGTGACTTAACAGACAGAGGTACTGCTTTTACAGTTAGTACATCAAGTTCTGTTGGTGTTAACTTACACGATGTTGTACTTGACGCTGACGGAAAAGGTAATGCTACATGTGTTGTTGTTGGTTGCATAGATGTTAAGAAAATTGATTCTACTGTTGCAACTCACATCGGTTCTGCTTCATTACCACATATTATTTTAGTAGAAGGGAGTGCATACTAATGAGTATATTTGATTTAGTTACTGCTGCTAATGTTGTAGCATATTGGCTTGAAAAAAATGTCAATGAACAACCTTTATTAGGTGAAACATTATTCCCTTATCAAAGAGAAATCGGAATTAAACTAGATTGGATTAAAGGTGCTGGAAATCAACCAGTTGCATTAAGACTATCTGCATACGATTCTAAAGCAATTCGTAGAGACAGAGAAGGCATTACTGAATATACAACTAAAATGCCATTCTTCAAAGAATCTATGTATATTGATGAAGAATTAAGACAACAATTAAATTTAGTATTAGATTCAAACAAATCTGGTATTGTAAATTCAATTCTTGCTAAAATATTCGATGACCAAATTAAACTAATCAACGCTGCTAAAATTTCACTAGAAAGAATGAGAATGGAAGCTTTAACAAGTGGTACAATCACATTAGCAAGCAATGGTCAAGCATATGATTATGACTTTGGTATTCCTGAAGATCAAAAATCAGAAGTTACTACTTCATGGTCAAATGCTAACGCAGATATCGTAAAAGATATCAACGATATTGTACAAGCAATGGCTGCTAAAGGTGTTAAAATTACAAGAGCGGTATGTAACGCTTCTGTAGTAAATGACATCATCAAAAATAACAATATCAAAAATCAAATTTATGTTTTAGCTGGTGGAAACATCGCTAGTATTAGCGCTGCTAGAGCATTAGATTTCATTTATCAAGAAACTGGTGTTCGTTTCTATCAATATGACAACGTATATGTTGCAGAAAATGGAAACGCTACTAAATATGTTGCTGACAACACTGTTGCATTCTTACCTGATGGAACTCTAGGTGAAACTCATATGGGTGTTACTCCAGAAGAATCAGACTTAAATGCACTTGGAACAGCAAACGTAACAGTATTACCAAATGGTATCGCCGTTACTACTTATGGAACTGAAGATCCAGTTAACGTAGAAATGAAGGTATCTATGGTTGGTATGCCTTCATTCGAAAGAGCAAACGAAGTTTATATTCTAGATACTGAATATAATTCTATATAGAATGACGGTGTAATATGATAAAAATAAGAAAAGAACATACAGAGCTACTTGTAACTAATGGTCAATTTGAAAATTTATACAAAGGTCTTGGTTTCGAAGTAGTACGCGACAATAAAGAAGTTCCTAAACCAGTTGTTGAAAAACCGATTGAAAAACCGGTTGAGAAACCTGTTGTAAAGGAACCGGAGAAACGTCAAAGTTTCTCAGCAAAGAAGACGAAAGGACAGAGGTAATATGCTATATAAGATAGAAAACAAGTTTTATATTAGAGCCAATGGTTATTTCGTTGAAGTCGTAAAAGAAGTAGGTCCCGATAATAATATCATATTAAAACCAACCGATAATAAGATTGAATGCAGCAGACTCATTCAATACGAGGTTGCTAAAATAGAAGACATGGAATTACCTAAAAAACATGAAGAAAAGTCTGCAAAACAATCAAAATATAATATGTCTAGCAGATTTAATTAGAGAGGTGAATAGACGACAATGAAAACAATAAGCGATTTAGTCGATGAATTACGCGACGCATTATCAGCATACGATGCCGATACTGTTGTAAACGATACTATTCTAGAAATAGAGATTCGTTCAGCGATTGGTGCTATCAATCGTTGTCGTCGATTCAAACCATCTGACGAAATATTATACGATGAAGCATATGAAGACAAAATCATACCTCTTGCAATAACTGGTTACTTAAAAGCCGGGGCAGAAGGTGAAACGTCCCATTCTGAAAATAACGTTACACGACAATATGGAAATGGCGGAAAATATCCAAAAGAAATGCTTGCGGATATAGTTCCTTTGGCTAGGTTTAAGTGATATGATAAGCTTACTTAGAAATAAAAGAAAACTATATTTGTGTAACGTTTCTTTGAATAATGGGATAAAAACATATGCTGAACCAATAGAATTATATGAGAATTATCAAGTTACTGACACGGATGCTGACAGAACTCAATACGGATTAGATTGGGATAAACATATTAGAATAAAAACTAATATAAGTCATCTAAATTATTATCATCTTGGCGACAGACTTTATATAAACGTCGCACCGCCGGAAATACATGATGAACTTTGTAAAACTGCTGATTACGAGGTTGAGAAACCACCAAAAGCATCGTTTAACGAAGTAGAAATCATTCTAAAAAGACTTGGTGGTAGATAATGAGTAAATGGGATGTCACGTTTGGTAAAAAACATTGGGAGAGGATGACTAAAAACTCCGCAAAAGCCGTCAAGGAAGCCAATAACGTATTTCTTACAGAAATGTGGGATAGTGCGATGGGGTTGAAAGCTGATTTAGAAGCCGGTTTTGATGAATATATCACCGAAGCCAAACATTATGACCTTGATGATGCGCAAGCGGATATATATAATCGTCATTCTCAAAGTTATCATCAATATACTAGAGATTTAGTAGGAGAGGATGGTACGTTCAACGCATTGAGAGGTACTAACACGGCTGTTGTGGGTTATGCCACATATAGTAAAAGTACCGGTATAATCAAAGTTGGTGTCACGGGTCCTGACGTCCTATATATGGAATATGGTACTGGCGACATCGGTGAAGCAACCGAAGACCCAGAAGCAAGAAACGCCGCGACAGATATAGATTTACAACCGTATAATAGTGGTAGCACCATTCGAGAAGAAGACGGTTATAAATATTGGACATATCATAGTTCAGTACACTTCGGTATGCCGACTGGTGCTGTAGTATATCATACGTTTGAAGATCATAATAAAAAATTGATGGATACTACTAAAATCACTATGACGACATACTTACAATCGATATTCTCAGGAAAGGATGCGAAATGAACGACGAAACATTACTATATCAATTAAAAGAAGATTTACAGGGGCTGTTTTCAGAAGATGAAGACTATAGCGATTTAATTGTAAAAACTTCTTATGACGGCGATTCTAATATATCATATCCTTTAGTGATAATCAGAGAATTAGATAATTACGACAACAATCAATTTTATGACGGTGAAGAACACATCGTAGATGTTGGTTATCAATTTAATATTTTAGCCGACCAAAGCGCCACATTAAGCGCTGAAGACAATGTTAGAAATATTATAATGAAGATAAGAAATTTTATGCGAGGTGAACGCTATCACGCCTTAGAAAGAGTAGGGAGTTCACCGATAGTCGCTTCAAGAAGTGATAGAAATATAATGATCGGTTTTATGCGATATCAAGGTTGCATAGATATCGATACAAATACAATATATAGAAGGAGATAAAATGAAAAATTTAGTAAAATTAAATACTCACAGATTTGCTATCAATTTATCAACAGCTGGTATTTTCCTTGCTTATGCTGTTGAATCAACAGCTGGTACAAGACCAACTGGTGCATATACTAAAATAACTGGTGCTAAAAGTACACCTAGTTTGAACCCATCACCAGAAACTCTTGAAACTACAACTTTAGATGAAACTGAATACAAGACTTATATCGATGGATTAAAAGATTTAGGAGGCGCATTAGAGTTCACATTCAATTTAACTGAAGAGTTAATTACTCAATGGGGTACTTTAATGACTGCTTATGAAACTGCAAAAGCAGCAAATAAAGCAACTTGGTTCACAATTGTAATTCCTGGTTTAACAAATTCATTCTACTTCACTGGAAATCCAAGTGAAATGGGATTACCTGAAACATCTGTTTCAAGTGTACTAGAAATCACAAATTATATTACACCAACAAATGCACCTGCAAAATATGCTAAACCAAGTACCTATACATCTGTTTAATTTTGTGGTATAATATAAATAAGGAAGGAATGAAGAAAAATGAACACAAAAATCGAATTAGAATACCAAGGCGTTAAATATACACTTGAGTATTCGAGAGCCGCTATTAAAGTACTTGAACAAAACGGATTCAGAATTGATGAATTCTTAGAAAAGCCGATGACAAACATTGAATTAGCTTTCCAATGTGCTTTCATCAAAAATCATCCAAAAGTTCAAGTATCAACTATTCAAGAAATCTTAAATAGTTGTCCAAATAAGGATAATCTAATCGTTACTTTAAAACAAATGATAGATGAAACTTACGAATCTTTATTAGCAGAACCTGAAAAACAAGAAGATGCTGTGGGAAACGTAGTTTGGAAGACAGTGGACTTATCTCCAAAGAAAAGTTCGAAGTAGAGTCTGTCTCCCTAAGTGAGTTATTTGAAGAGCAATGCCCTATATACATGTCATACGGAATGTCATATGATGAGTTCTGGAACGACAGCCCATATAGGGCTATGTTCTATCGAAAAGCTAAACAGATTTCAACAAAGCAAAAGAATGAAGAATTATGGCTTCAAGGTGCGTACGTATATGACGCAATATCAAGACTTGTACCAGTATTACACGCTTTTGCTAAATCTGGAACAAAACCTCTACCATATTTAGACAAACCATTCAATTTGAGTGGGATAGATAATCTAGATAAAAACAATCAAGAGGATGAAGAAAAACGTCAACAACAAATAAAAAATGAACGATTGATTGCACAAGTTCATTTTGATGCTTGGGCAAGAGCAACGGCAAAACATTTTGAAAACAAATCGTAGAAAGGACAATTTTTATGACAATCAATATTCGAAGATTTGCAACTGCTCAAAAAGTAGAAACCGAAATGGTTGTAAAATCAGATACGTCTGGTCTTCAAAAAATATACGAGTGGATGCAGAAAGTACAAAACACCACTAATAACGTTAAAGACAAATTCAAAGAAGTTGGCGAAGCCATCAAAGATTCAGAGAAAGAATCAAAAAATCTTGTCAATATACTTGACAAAGGTTTTAGATCTTTCTCTCTTGTTCGTTTAACATACTTATTTCGTTCAATGAGACGTGTATCTAGTACGATGGTTTCTATGGTTGAATCTGCTGCTGGATATGAGGAATCTTTAAACTTATATAGAATGGCATTAGGCGACTATGCTGAAGAAGCGGACATATGGGCTTCAAAAATAAGTGATGCGTTAATGTTAGACCCTAGCGACATAATGCAATACACCGGTGCTTTTTATAACTTGACAAAAGGTCTTGGTGTTGTTGCGGAAGATGCTTATACGATGTCTACAAATTTGACACAACTTACATATGATATGTCATCTTACTTAAATATTTCTGTCGAAGCGGCTAATCAAAAATTACAATCTGCCATGAGTGGGCAAGCGAGAGCGATTCAAGGTGTTGGTGTTGCGATTCAATCTGCGACATTGCAAGAATTAGCGTATTCATTAGGTATTAAAAAGTCTGTTGGTGAAATGACACAGGCCGAAAAAACTTATTTAAGATATATTCAAATAATAAAGAGTACCACGCAAATGCAAGGTGACTTAGGTAGAACTATGATTACACCAGCAAACGCTATGCGTGTTTTAAAAACGCAATTGAGTTTATTAGGTAGAGCAATCGGTCAAGTATTCACACCAATCATAATGAAATCTATACCATATTTGATGGCTTTTACAAGCGTTTTGACACAAATGGCTCATAGATTAGCGGAATTATTAGGTTATAAATTAGCTGACGTCGATTATAGTAATATAAAAGCTGGTGCGAAAGCATATGATGATTACGGAGACGCCGTTGAAGAGGCTGGTAAAAAAGTTCATAGAAGTTTAGCACCATTTGATGAATTAAATGTTGTAGAATCAGAATCTGCTACAGCAGGTGGTGATGATACCGTATTAGAGCAATTACAACAGTATATAAATGGTTATGATATGCTCGCTGATTATAATGGTAAACTAAAAGAACAAGCAAAAGGGCTTGAGGGGACTGTTAAAAAGTTCCTTACCATGTTTGGTATTGGTTTCGGTTTAATAAAAGGTATACAATTTATAAGTGGTTTCGCGTCAGTTACTAAAAAGGTAGTAGATGTTATTAAAGGGTTTTCCGGTGCTTCTAAAGTTGCAACTGGTGCGGGCGGATTATTTTATAAATTAAATATACAAAGATTCGCTTCAGATTCTAATAGTGTAGCAAAACTTAAATTACCTAGTTATGCTAGTGTAAAAAAAGTTTTAGGCGAATTAGCATTGATTACAACTGCCGTTATTGCTTATGTTGCGGTTGTAGGTTTTGCTGTCAAA